TACCATCCCTACTGAAAAGGAGGTGGAGCGCGACATAAGGCAATACATTCTGGAGAAAACAATACAATATGTTATTTCTTCAGAGGCGCTTCGTGGTAACATCTTGTCTGCGGACGACGAAGATGTCATCGAGTGCGCCAACCTTATCGTCGACTGGTATTATCAAATCAAAAAGCATTGTTAATTAAATAAGAAGAAATGAATAATAACTACCATAGCGGGGCATTTAACTTATTTGGCCCGCTGCTTAGTCATACCCTTTAGATTTTCTTCGTCGAAAATTTTACTATACCTTTTTTGTTACTTATATAGTAAAATTTTGGGTGAAGTAAATCTTTTATTTTTGATGTTATAAAATAGTATATTAGTAAGTCTGAGTATGAGAGAGGAGGGAAAAAGATGGCATCAACAAGAACTACTCAGAAAAGCGGAGATTATGGAGTAATCCAGCGCGGATGTTCGCTGATTATTCCTGTTGAAATAAAGGATAATTATGAAAATCCTATCGACTTGACTGGCTATCAAGCCTGCTTTACAGTAAAACCTGTAAAAACTGATTTTGACCGCCATGATGATTTCTGCTACATCAAAAAGGACATTGCCCTCTTAAATCCCACGACTGGTAAGTTCAATATCGAACTGACAAGCCGCGATACAGATTTTGAGCCGGGCAACTTCTGGTTTGATATTGAGATAATTCATCAAACCAATGGTGCAGTTATGCGCTTGTGCACCTTGTCCTTTACGCTGGACGGCGGCCCGTCTAATCGTTATGTAAACCCTGGTCTGGGGCAATTACAAGTCGGCGATAGTGTTTCCATTGTGGCGCTTGCTGAAGGGGCGCCTATCGTAATTATTACTCCGACGCTAACTTTGGACTCTCAAGTGTTCTCGCAAGTAGCCTCCCTGATGGGCATTGTGGACCAGCAGAAATCCACAATCGAAGAATTGGAGACTACCCTCAAAGACATGGATGACAAGGTAAAAGCCTTGACTGATAAGATTGAGGAGCTGCAAGATACCGTCGGAATCGTACCATGAAAGGGGTGTTAAAATGCCACGAAAAATCACTGTAACTCCCTTTGATGACATTGGTCGTGGTGAGTCCTTGACAATCCCTGTGTTGATTCATAGGGCGGACGGCACTCCATTCGATTTGTCTGGCTATCAAGTATTCTTTACTTTGAAGGCCGAGCAATTCGACCATGACTATGACGATGAGCGCGCTTTGATTGCAAAAGAAATCCCAGTAGCGGACCTTAATGCCGTTAAAGGGCGCATCAATATTACATTGTCTTCAAAGGAAACTTGGCTTCATCCCGGCCCTTACATCTGGGATGTAGAGCTTGTAAAGGACCACGGCGTTTCTCGTATCTGTATGTGTCGCTCACAGATTGTTGGCGGCCCAACCAATAGAACAGTTGACCATAAGGAAGGCTATTCTATCAATATCACTGAAGCGCTCGACATTACTTTGGACTATCCAAATGTAATTGTTGTACAAACTCCATTGGTTTCTGATCCTCCCGAAAATCTGGTTGAGACAATCACACCAGATCCTCCCTATATCTATCAGCCAATCGACGAAGAGCCACACAGAGATTTCCAACTTCAAGTATACGGCCCTCGTTGTTCCTTTATGATGAATATTCATGTGCCGCACGACGCCCTTGAGCATCGTTATCGTTTTGATAACTACTTCAAGGACCGCACTCTTCCTCTGGGTCACCCTCTGAAGAACGCCGTTCTTTGTCTGCGTAACAGAGATATTCACATTGAGATGGCTGACGGGCGCAAGATGTGGATGGATGTGGCTGATATGTATTTACAGCACAATCCAGAACTCACATATAACGGCGCCTATGTAGATCACTGGACCACAGACGACACATTTGTCGTAGGTGATAGAGTTATTGTTGGACAGCTGCGCATTCAGCTCGAAGACAAGAACGACCAAGTAGATATTTCCGGCGCCTATATGCTATGGGACGATCACGGGAATTTCTCCAATTTTATGCTCCGAGTTGACTGGTTCAACTGGGTGGATGTATTCACTGAGTAAAAGGCAATCAAATAAGGAGGTGCTCAGCAGATGGGCTATTAGCTTGTAAAGCATCTTGAGTCACAGCAGTACAACAGAAAACTGTTCTACCTGGATCAAGGCGCCGAAGATCTTCCTCCAATTATCAACTTCACAGACATTCAGCCTGGATCAGAAGCCCGTTCTCTCACTACTGGTGAGAAATGGATTCTGAATACTCACTTTAAGTGGGTGTATATTAAGGAGTCTGGCTGTGGTTGTTGCGGAGGCTCTGGAAGTGCTCCAGGTGGCGGCAACGCAGGTGGAGACGGCTCTGGAAATACTCCAGGCGGTGGTACTGAAGTTGTAGATCCCGATCCAGTTCCCGGTGAGGAGCCTACAATTGAAGGAATTACCCTTAGCCCCCTCAACATTACTGTTGGGCAGGGCGCAACCGTTGCATTTACCGCTGTTGTTCAAGGAAATGCACAACTCTCTCGCGGCGTAAAATGGACTATTAAAGGCCAGCGCGTCAGCGACACAACTATCACTCAGGATGGTATCCTGAAGATTGGCGAGAAGGAAACTTCTAAGACAATCACTGTTCGTGTTACTTCTGAGGCTGATGAATCCGTATATGCACAGGCAGTCGTTTCTGTCGATGTAAATATGGAAGATCCTCTGGCGCCAGTTGTAACAGGTATTGTTCTTGTTCCTACTGATGTAGAAGTTGTCCTCGGCCGCTCTGTAATGTTCAATACAATGGTGAATGGCGTAAATCTGAGTGATTTCTCTGCTGTTTACTCTGTATCTGGACAAAGCTCCACAAATACTCATATCGACCAGGATGGCACGCTCCATGTCGGCGCCGACGAACTGTCTAAGGTTCTTGTTGTAACCGCCAAGGCTGCGGCGGATGAGCGTTTCTTCGCTACTGCGACTGTTGGCGTAACTGATGCTCAGCACGCCGTTGACCAGTCTACTGTAACTGAAGTTATTGTATATCCTGGCGCAACACAGATTGGATGTGGTTATAGCCAGTAGTTTGCTGCTAAGGTGAACGGCGTTAATAACCCCTCCCAGCAGGTCGTTTGGAAGCTGACTGGTGCGACTTCTTCTGATACTCGTGTCACACCTAACGGCTTGGTATTTGTCGGCGAAGATGAGCAAAGCAATATGCTTGTATTGACCGCTTACTCTCAGAAGACTCCTGAGGTATATGGTGAGGCTATTATTGATGTAGTCCCCGCAGATACTCCTGGTGTTGATGAAGTAACTGTCGATGCAATTATTATTACTCCTGACTTGGTTGAACTCGAGCAGGGCTGGCAGACTGTATTCAAGGCCGTAGTCATCGGCAAGAACAATCCTTCTCAGGCAGTCACTTGGAGCCTGACAGGTAACAATGTTCAGACTACATATCTGACTGAGGAAGGCGTTCTGACTATTGGTATTGGCGAGACTGCCAAGAGCCTGCAAGTTCGCGCTACATCCAAGTAGGATAACACTAAATATAACATCGCCTATGTTACCGTGGCGGCCTATGATGCCGGCGGCGACAATGGATTTACCGATGTTCCTGCAACCCCTCTCAATACCAAATATGTCCGTGAGCGTACTGCTAACGGAAGTGCTGTTTGGACTCCTATTGAGGAGGAAGTTGAAGAGCCAATTCCAGAGCCTGATCCTGAAATCAATAGTGTTGAGGTTTCCCCCAATGCTGTAACTGTGGCACCCGGCTCTGTAATCACATTCGCGGCTATCGTAAACGGCTCTGAAGAGCTGTCTAAGGAAGTAACTTGGTCTATCAGCGGTCAGCGCGATCCTAATACCAAGATTACCTCTGACGGCGTTCTGACAATCGGCGCCGACGAAGATGCAATGATGATTCGCGTGACTGCACGCTCCGTCATTGACACTTCTAAGTATGGAACCGCGACTATCAGTATTGACGAGGAAGCGCCTATACTGCAGCAGGTGACTGGCTTCTATCTGGAGCCTATTGAGGCAACAGTTATTAAAGATCATTCTCTGCGCTTCCAGGCTATCGTTACTGGCGTAAATATCACAAATCATGACGCTACCTTCGCCGTGAGCGGCAATCAGTCTCCTCAGACTATTATTACTCCTGAGGGTGTGCTTTATGTTGATAAGGAAGAGACAAGCGCCCTTCTGATTGTCACTGGTACTTGCGCCGCAGATCCTAACTTTACTGATACTTCCCTGGTAACAGTAATTCCTCCAGAGCTTGCCGAAGACGAGCCTGTGGTAACTGTTATTCAGCTGTATCCCGCATATACTCAAATTGGTCGCGGAATGAACGCGCGCTTTGCCGTTCAGCTGACTGGTTTGAATAACCCTCCCGCAGCTATCATCTGGGAATTGGCTGGTGCGACTTCTCTTGCAACTCATGTTTCTCGTGACGGTATTGTCTATATCGGCGCCGACGAGATGTTGCATGAGATTACTCTCCGTGCAACCGTAAGTTATGACCCAACTAAGTTCGCTGAGGCGATCATCAATGTAGTATCTGAGGATACTCCCGGAATTGATGAAACCACAGTTGATGCTGTGATTATTAGCCCCGCAGCCGTTGAGTCTGATCCTGGTCACCGTATCACCTTTAAGGCTACCGTAATTGGACAAAATAATCCTTCTCAAGAGGTTATTTGGGCCCTTGATGGAAACCTGAAGGCTGAGACCACAATCAATCAGATGGGTGTGTTGACCATCGCCACGGACGAGACCGCACGAGTGCTGAAAATCACTGCGACTTCTGTCGCTGATCCCGCAGTAAAATCAACCAGTTATGTGACCATTTCGAAGACCCAAGATACACCGGACACGGGAATTGAGGACGTTCCAAATGATCCTCTCAATATGAACTACCAGCGCCGAATTGACGAGAATGGCCGCACCTACTGGGTAAAATATCCTGAAGTTGATGATGATGGTCAGCGCTATATGCGTCGTTACAATCAAGTAACTGGCGAATATGAGTGGGAGCCTTATCCAGAAATTCCTCTGGACGGCAAGCAGTATGCTCGTCAATACAATCCTGTAACTCGTAAAGTAGAGTGGGTTGAAGTTGAGGCTTCTGGCGGCGGTCGCCCTGATGCGCCAATCAATCTTGGTACTGTCGGTACTAAAGCCGAGCTTGATCAGTTCGAAATTCCTGCTGACTCCATGGACGGCGACTTCATCTATGTTGAGAACGATGAGTCTCAAGGCCATTGCCCAACAATGTACATTGTTCAGACTGGCCCTGATGGTCAGAAAGAGTTTGTTCTTTCCATGGTATTCGGCCGCAAGCCTATCTTGGGTGATAAGCTGGACATTTTGTATGTTCTTGACAACGGCGTTCACTCTCAGCTGATTAAGGACATCGAAGTTCTTTCTGAGTTCGATACTAATGAGAAGAGATATGAGCTTTATAAGTCTCCCTCTGCTTGGCATCTGGTGACTGAGCTGCATGAAGGCTTCTGGAAAGAAGTTATGAAGCATCCCAGTTGGTATAAGATGCTGGTCGGTATGGTAAGAGCAGATGGCTCTACAAGAGCTTATATCACTTGCTTCACTGATGAGCATGAGTTTGAACATTATAAGACTCAAGACATCGACAATCCAGATCCAATTCAGAATACTCTGGCTTGGACAAATACCGTACAGCCTGGTAATGTGTTTACTGCGGCTAATGCCACTCGTCTGGTTCAGTATTTATTCCATCTGGATACCATGTCTCTGACAGTTGGTTCTCAAGAGGAAATTCCACCTGGAACTGAACCTGGTGTTACTCCTTGGGCTACTGTTATTGGTGAATATTCTACTCTAATAAATGGCGAGACAATTGGCCCTCTGGCAGATGTAACTGATCCTACTGGTTATGTTTGGGTTTCTGAGCATGAGAAGTTTATGATTGGTTCTGCTGGTAATGGCTCTCAGATGTTCTGCTATAATATTGATACTCAAGATTACTTCATCTTTGATGTACCAAATTACAGTCGTGAAAGTATTCCAAATACTGAGGTTCCTTTCTCCTTAGCTACTGATGTTAATGAGAGATACTTCTTCATGTATATCACCGCTACATTAGGAGTTTGGGGAGATAGAGTAACTCATGAGATAAAACAGATTACTTGGCGTCCAACTGGATATTCAGGGTTATCTGATCCTGGCCAATACACAAAACCTGGTATTGATCCAACTGGTCAATTCTATATGCACACTTCCACCAATCCCGAGACCCCAGCATTTACTTCCTTCTCTTTTGACACTGGAAATATTGTAACCGAAGGTCCCCTTGATGGTACTTCTTCTTCTGCAATTTGTTTGAATAACAACGTCGTATTCACAAATACTCCAGAAGGCAGAATCATTACTTACAATTTTGATCCTGCAAGAGGTACTCTTACGGTTAGAGGACACGGCTACGATAATTACACACCATATGCTTGCCGTTATGTTGTTGAAGCAACTACTAATGGTAATCAGGTGCTGTGCGTAAAGGTTGAAGCTGGTGAAAATTGCCCTGTATGGTTTGTATACGATTGTGATAGTGATACAATTATCGCAGAGTCCGCAAATCGTGGTCGGGACGAATATTGCTCTCAGACTAATCCCCAAGCTAAGAGTTGCACATATGAGCTGCCTACTTCTGTTGGCGAGCGTTACTTACTGTCCAGTGCTGCCACAAATTAGGGTCTTGTCCTTGCTTATGATGGTACAAGATGGACTGAAGTAACTATCCCCTTCGGTGGTCTTGATAATACTCGTCATGAGTATAACCAACCCATTTTAATGAACGACGGTGACATCTTGATTACTCAGGACCAGGCTGGCAATCCTGTTGGATTTGACCTGGTTAAGATGGAAACTGTTGAACTCGAAGATGTGCTGCATCCCGGCGGCGACGCGCACATGGTTCAGCTTGACGACACTCACTTTATGTGGTGTACTGATGATGGTTCTTAGCTGTTGCGCTCCAAGGAAGATGGCACTCAGGAAGTCGTTCTTGAGATGCCTGAGCAGCAATGGATTGTATTCGGATTCGGTCGTCGTACCGAAGAAGGCGGTTGAGAGGGGCGCTAAGCCCCTCTCCTTTTAAGGAGGGATAATATGCCAGTAGTAGCTAAAGTTAACTGGGTTGGCGAAAATGGAGATACATCATATCGTCCTTCTGTTTTAAATGTAGCTATTCTTCTTAATAGTGAAACCAATACAAGTGGAACTATAACCGCCGCCGAAGGATGGGAGCATACCTGGAATAATTTAAGTCCAAGTTGGCGTAACCGATATACTGTTCGTGTAACAGATCAGCTGGAGCGCTATACCGCGACCTATGAGGATAGGCATGAATAGACTGGTGGTGGTGGATGGTATCCTTCATATACTGATACCACTACTATTACAATGACTTTCAATTCTCCTCCAGAGCCTGAAAAAATCAATGTAAATGCTGAAGTAGTGTTTTACGGAGATGAGTATGACGCTCTTGGTATGCGGCCTATCTATGCGACAGTTCATTTAATGCGCGATGGCGTACTTTATGATTCTGTTCGTATTGGAAATGGATGGGAATGGAATTGGATTTGGCAAAATCTTGACCCCAATCACACATGGACTGTTGAAGCCGATGATGTTGAGGGTTATGATAAGTTGATTACCCATGAGGGCAATCAATGGAGAGTGACATATGGCTTTACATATGTTCCTCCTGCGCCGCCAGACCCAGCGCCCGGCAACCATCCAACAAAAGAAGACCTCGACTTGATGTATTCCGTTCTTTATGACGACATTAGTGCAGAAAATGCACAAGATGTTATCCATATCCTAAATTATGGAACCCATATTGAAGGAGATGGATAATACTTCCTCTCCTGGCTTGCCATAAAAAAATTTTTGTGGTATAATATAATCAAAGAGTGAAAGGAGCAATAATGGGAGAGGAGGATACAGATGGCAGATCTGTAGGCCTGGTTTGCACCGCTTCTCTGGATTATTGCTACAATTACTGCAATTGTCGCTTTTGTGAGGTTATGCAAACCAGTTTGGAAAATATTCACTGCCCCAGATCGACTGGAAAAGACGCTTCAAGACAACATTGAGAATATAAACAGCCATTTCGAGGATGTTAATAAGCGGCTCGATAAATACGACGCCGACTTGAAACGCATCGAAGATAAGATGGAACATAGTGATGAAGTTCAAATGTCATTACTGCATGACCAGATTATCCAGATTTATGAAGTCGCTAAGTTGAGCGGCGAAATATCTGATGCTGACTATAAGCGTGCCACCGATTTATACAAACAAGATGGTGGTAGTGAATACATTGACAATATCATGGAACTCATGGCCGAGCTCTTCAAGGAATCTTAGAAAAAGAGACTGAAAGAGGGTGAATGACATGGGTGACGGAAAAAGATCCACAAAGACCGCTAAAAAGATGGCGAAGTGGTAGTATAAGTTGGAGCGCCGCAGCCTTTTACCACTATGAAGTGGATTGTTCTATTCAGTCTGTTAAATGGTTATGCCTGGGTTTGGTGTTCCTATATCTTAGCCTTTATGGATAAGTATACAATAGCTGAGCAACTTTCCCAGGTTGCCATTACAGAAATAATCGGAGTTGTATTGGTCTATGCTTTGAAGTCACTCGTCGAGAATTTGTCGAAGAACAATCAATGGCCTGACAAGCCGTGGAAAGGCAAGCAGGCACAAGAAGACGAGGCGGCAACAGTAGAGACCGAGAGCGGCGTTGAAGTAGAAATGGCGGAAGACGCAAGCGTCTCTGCACTGGACTACATCAATACCGACACCTCCGAAACTTCATAATGAAAGGATGGCAAATTTATGGAACAGATCATGTAGATGTTCCCAACCATCGGCTGTATCGCAGTCATTTGCTTTATCGTTTGCCAGGTTGTCAAGATGACCTCTCTGGCCACTAAGTGGGTGCCCATTATCTCTGCTGTCGTGGGCGGCGTGCTTGGTGTTGTCGGTCAGATGACTGGTATTGCCGAGCTTGCGGACTTGCAGATTTTTGATGCAATCGCAACAGGCATTTCTTCTGGTCTGGTGGCCTCTGGTGCTTATAGTTTGGTTTCCAATGCCAGCGGCAACAACCCCCAGAACGAGTTTAGTGCTAAGGAGCAGAAACAGATGAAGCTGGAAGCAGTAATCGAGGCTGAAATTAATAAGCGCGCAAACCAGCCCGAGGCTGATACTTCCACTGACACGGAGACTCCTAAGGAGGGCTAATTACTACTTATGGGCAAAACTTTCACTCGTGACCAGCGTAAGAACAACAAATATGTGCAGCGCGACATGAAGCGTAAAGCAAAATTTGATGAATACGTGAAGGACGAGCCACGGCCAAAGCCGAAGCCCAAGCAGAAATGGCGTCCGCACTCTGAGACGGACGCAGATTAAACATTCTCAGGAAGCCGCCCATGTTGGAAACAACCTCTGGGCGGAACTTCCTTTTTAAGAGAGAAATGAAAGGATAGATTTAATGACCTATTCTGGAATCAAAACAATTGATGTGACAGAGAAGTAGATGGAACAGTTCTATTCCAATATGGATAAGAACATCTTTCATCTGGAACAAAATCAATACCTCGTGCTGAGAACGCCCGAGGGTAAATTGATTGGCCCCTATGTCTGGCATGAGTCAGAAGGGCATACTGAAATTCTCTACCGTAAGTTTTCTTCCAAAATGTTTGGCGATGTCAAGCCAAAGGATAAAGATCCCTACCAGATTGCCTATATGGATAGTCTGGCCCACAACCAGCTAACATTCTGCACTGGTCCTGCCGGTTCTGGTAAGACCCAAATTGCATTGGCTTATGCCTTTGAACAGCTGGAACGCGGCGCGATCAGTAAGATTGTGGTATTCTGTAACCCATATGTTGCGACGGGTGCCGTAAAGATGGGATTTTATCCGGGAAGTAAAATTGAAAAACTGATGGAGTCTTCCGTTGGTAGCGTTTTACTTTCTAAATTGGGCGGCCGAGATAATGTCCAGCGGCTTTTGGATCAAGAAGAACTTATCCTGATGCCGATGGGCGACTGCCGCGGTTATGAAGTACCCGAAGATTCTTTCGTGTATTTCACTGAAGCCCAAAATACATCTCGATACCTTATGAAACTTTTCTTACAGCGCACCAATGATACCTGTAAGATTTGCGTCGAAGGTGATGAGCGACAAGTTGACCACGAAGGCTTTGAGAATGGGCTAAATGGTCTTAACGCCGCTATCGAGGTGTTCCGCGGAGAAGACTATGCGGGTCACGTCAGGTTGGAAAATATCTATCGTGGCAGGATCGCAAAAAGAGCAGAATTGATTTGTGATTGATAGATGGTTTTCTAAAATCGAAAGGAGTTAAGATGATTTTACCATCCAAGAAGCGTGTGACACAGGTAGTTGTCGCACTTGCGGTTTGTGTAGCCATTGTGCTTTGTACTGCCGGCGCGGGACATTTAGATGACAAAGATGAACCAGTAGTTCCCACCGTCACCGAGTCGCTTATAGTCCCAACTGCGCTAAGTACAATAGCCGCCACTCAAGCCGTAACCGAAGCGTACGCGGCTCATGCTTCTGAAGAGGTAGAAGTAGTCGAGGAGGTTGAACCTCCATCCCCAGATCGCAGCAAACCACTCTATAAAGTGTATAAGAATGGCTGGGAAGTTGAAGTCGATACAGATCTCCAATGGTATATTAGAGATATGTGCGAAAAGTACAATTTCCCTGAAAAAACCATTTATGGAATGATTCTTACTGAATCAACTTTCCAGGCAGACGCATACAATGCAGGCTGTTATGGCCTTTGCCAAATCAATAGCTTCTGGATTAACGGAGCTAATATCACGCACTTTACAGATGACTACTCCAGCAGAGACCTCACTAATCCATATGATAACTTGCTAACCCTTGCCGAAATGATGGTTTATTGCCGCGACACATACGGCTTAGACTTGTCAACTCGTGATGGGCAGGTTAAATGGCTTTACTGGCATAATACAGGAAACCATCCATACGGAGTAACGTATTGGGAATATGCAGAGAAAGCATTTGGATTTGCGGACGAATTAGTACCGCTTCAATAAGTAAAATTGCAGTAACCGGATGTGGGATTTTTCTTCCTGCATCCGGTTTGCTTGCAATAAAAAAATTTTTATGGTATAATATAATTAAACTAAGAGAGGAGTGAGACGATGGCATACGAGTCCAAGACTCAGTACTGTACCAATAACAAATATTGGTACCTGCCTGAAATTTCCATTAATGGCTTGGTTCTCCACTCTGTTGGTTGTCCTCAGCCAAAGGCGTCTGTCTTTGTGAAGAACTTCAATAAGTAGAGTGCCGGCGCTTCTGTCCATGGGTTCATTGAGCCTGGTCTTTTCATCAAGACTGCGCCTTGTGATGAAAAGAAGAAAAAGGCCAAGAAGTGCTATCATGTTGGTTCTGGTAAGAAAGGTTCTTTCAACTCTACCAGAATTGGCATTGAGATGACTGAGCCAAGCACCATCACTTACACTGGAGGCGCGAATTTTAGGGACAACAATCCCACGGCGACCAAGGATTTCATCATGCGCGTAACTGCCACGGCCGCTGAAGTGTTCGCTGATTTGTGTATCTTCCATGGTCTTCCAGTAACAGCGATCACTACACATCGTCAGGCTTGCCTTGATGGATACGGTTCTAATCATGGCGATCCTGAGCATCTTTGGAACCATGTTGGCTATTCTCTTGCACAGTTCAGAAATGATGTGCAAGCTCTAATTAACGCGAAAGGAGACTATTTAGCTACTATGACAAAAGCTGAGTTTGAAGCCGTTCTCGACGAGAGAATCGGTCCTGTTTATAAGACCATTGCAGACCTTCCCGACTATGCTAAGCAGCCCGTCCGCAACGCTGTTGCTGCTGGTTGCCTCGGCGGTACTGGTGAGGGTGGTACTGGCGATAACCTGATTATCCGTCTGTCTTATGACCTGATGCGCACTATGGTAATCATGGACCGCGCCGGCCTCTTTGCGAAGAAAGAGGATACTGCTACTACCGGTACTAGGAGGGTAATCAAGAAGGAGGACTGATCCCCTTGATCCTGTACTTTGTTGATTCCAAAGGCCAGAAAAAAGTTGTCTGTGAAGCAGATAATGTGGCAGATATGATTGAGCCAATGATGGCTCATAAAGCAAAGCGGAATATCTTTTCAAGTGGTCCGTTCAGTCTGCCAGGGCCGATGGACCCAAACAGTTGTTACATTTTGAATCAGGAACCAAATGGCTGCCACTATGAGGTAGCCAATGAGGTTGCGGAATGATTTGATAGATAGGCCCTGGACATAGAAATATGTTCAGGGCTTTTTCTTTTTGAGGTATCCTATGGAATTGTATAAAAACGCAGAGGTTATCTCCAATACTGGAGATATACGAGCGATAATTCTTGATTTATGTGAGCATTTGAAACGAAATCATATTCCTCCAGATCAGATTATTTTTATTAAAATGCCTGATGTTGGAGATAACTACGAAAATTTTACCATTTGTGAATTAGCAAATGGTATAAAATATAAACTTAGAGTAGGAGGATAACATGGATAAATGTTTGTCCTGTGGAGAAGTGTTCTCAAAGCCCTTAAGCGCAGTTTTAAATGTGACGAATGAGTGTAATTTAAGATGCAAATATTGCTTTGTTCATCATAATCCAAAGAGGATTTCTCTTAAAGTTGCAAGAGCTGCTTGCGAGTTTCTTTTAAAAGATGCTCAAGAACTGCCTTCCCTTTGGTTTTTTGGCGGTGAGCCAATGCTTGAATACGAACGGATCATTGTCCCTATAGTAAAAGAATATTATCCACGACTTAAATTTGGCATCACTACTAATGGAACTTTATTAACTGAAGATGTTATTGATTTCTTTAAAAAATACGAAGTCAGCATTTTACTTTCGATTGACGGGGTTAAGGAAGTCCAAGACGAACAACGAGCCAAAGCCAACGGCGAAGGGAGTTTTGATGAAGTCCTCAAGAATATCCCATATTTGCTGTTAAATTATCCTGATGTAACTTTTAGAGCAACTATGACCAAGTTCTCTATCCCATATATGAATAAAACATATGATTTTGCTCGACACATGGGTTTTAAGAATATTACTTTTGTCGTTAATGAAGAAGAAGATTATAATGAATCTGATTTCATGGAAATGCAATGGCAATACAACCAGATTGCTTTAAAAATTCTCTCTGGGAGCCCCTTATGGTTAAGTGAAATTGAAAAATCAAAAGAATATCTTCGTAGCGCTTCTCATCACGAAAGTATCCATCGCTGCGGGTATGGTACGACTTCAGTAGGTATTAGCGTAGATGGTGAATTGCTGCCCTGTCAAGAATTAAGTTCTTTTACGAGCGATTTGGTTATTGGTAATGTTTTCGATGGAATTGATCATAAAAAGCATAACGATTTCTTAAAACGGGTTGCTGATAGAAAATTACCTGTGCCTACAAATAGAGAAGAGATGATGGTTCAGAATTCTATTTGTCCAAAACATCATTACTATAATAATAATTATAAAATTTCTAAGGGGAGAGAGTATCAAGTAAGAGCCATGTATCAAATGTATGTAAAGATACAGAAATTATGTATTCATTCTAATAATCCTTTTTATAGGAGGTTTTTTGATAGATGAAAAAGGTGTATAGTCTATTATTCACAGAAAAATGCCCAGTAATTTGTAACTACTGTAATTTAAGAAGTCGTTCATCTTGGGAGAAAAATCCTGAATTTACTAAAGAAGAGTTTTTCGACATTTTATCACAACATGAGGATGCTGATGAATTTCTTTTTACAGGCGGAGAGCCTTTTGTTAGATGGCCTTGGATTAAAGAGGCGATTGAGAAATACGGTAATAATAAGTCTTATTCTTTTAATACTAATGGCTATTATTTAACGGCAGATAAACTTGAATTTTTATCTCATTACCGAGTGAGATTTAATCTTTCTTTAGATGGTCCTCGTGAAATTGCTATGTGGCGGCGCCCTAACGCTTGGAATCAGAAATATGATTATTGGGATACGGTAGAGAAGAATATCCCCGCTATTCTCTATTATTTTCCAACTACACATTGGAAATCCATTATCTCAAAGCGTATTATTCAATTTATTCCAAAGATCTATGAAGCTGCCGCATCCTATGGATTTAAGTATATTCAATTTGAGCAGGATTTTGAAGAGCAGGGATGGCGAGCTGCTTCTCAAAGTGGCGGCACTAAAGCTGGGTGGACTGAACAAGATTACGCTCGATATAAGGCTGCGATTGATTGTTGCTTGACTATGATGGTGCAGAGCTTTAAAAATGGTAGCTATCCACTCTTGGAGACCAGTATGTATAAATATCTTATGTTCGCCCTTAGTGGAAGAAATGAAGAGCCTTTTACCATTGAATCGGTAAACTGTGGAATCGCCGCGAAACGTGGTTTAAGTTCAGTCTATAATCGAGAAGGTGGCATTTGTATTGGATCTATCATGAAAGAACAAAATAAAACTGTTGATGAGATCTTTCAAGATATTGAAAATGAGTATATTGAGGGATGTCATAGAGATCCATCCTGCCCATATTTTAATTATTGTGCTCGCTATGTTTGTTTAAAAGATAACTATACACAAAATGGTCATTATTTGACCGCGAGTGAGGAGAAATGCTATCATACAAAGTTTTGGAATGACGCTGCAGTAAAACTCCTTCAAATTGGGAATACTTTTCTCTCAGATAATGAAACATATAGAAAGTTTATTTGGGATTTCGCAAAGAAAGGAGAGAAACAATGCCCACTACCTACCCCTCATGCATAACTGATTTTCAATTGTGCAACGATTGTTATGCTTCTCAAAGTTGTACGAATTGTATTAGTAATAATACGCCACCAACTTGTTCAGATTATTGTAATTCTGGATGCAACACTATCTGTGATGTGGCTCAAACATTTTGTTATAATGGTGTTTTAACGGTAATTGACCACGCAGATGTCCCGGATTTTATGACAGGATGTTGGTTAAAAGATGAATTTATTTTCAGAAATTGGCGGGCAGCAGATTGGAATAAGGTTCTTGATAATCTTGCCGCAGCGGCAGCTCTCGGCCTTGAACAAAATCAAGGCACTATTCCTGCTCAAATTAAAGTTACTGCTGATCCAGAAAATTATCCTCATCCACAGGGATCTTTAGTTACTGCTGCCGCATATAATAGTATGGTTGATTCTATTAACTTTTTTAATCAAAATCTTCCTCATGTGAATGTTGGAGATGTAATCCGCGGTGCTCATGCGTTAGCCCTTGAAGAAGGTTATAATGGAATGACTTTTAATAGTAATGTCTGTGATGTTTGTAATGCGGGAAATGAAAATCGTAATGATTGTAACTGTGACTGTGATTGCATGTGTGACTGCTCTTGCGACTGTGAGTGTGATTGCGATTGTTCTGGTTGTGATTGCTCTTGTAGTAATTCAGGAGAATAAAATGACTGATCACGAAGTATTAGTTTTTGTCACTACTATGAATTGTAATCGCCATTGTAAATTTTGTAATCAAGAAAGAAACCATATGAAATTTGGATGTTCTATAACAGATATGCCCGTAGAAACTTTTATTGAATTAGTTTTAAAGCATCCAGACAATGCAACGATTACTTTGAGCGGCGGAGAACCTTTTTTGAATTTACCGATCATGGAATGGTTGGTAAAAAAGAATCGACCTTTTTGTGTTCAAACTAATGGGGATTTTCTTTTCCCTAAAGACTGGAAAATCCCTGTAAATACTTAGGTTAGAATTTCAATGAATGAGTTGGAATATCCTCCTCTACTTAATTGGGCGCTCAAACATCCTGAAGTCAATATCAGAATAAATACTTATCTCAATGATCCAAAAAAAACCTTTGATATTATTCAAAAAATGAGCGAATTACCAAATATTTATGATGTAACTGTTCATGTTGATTTTTATACTGACTATACTGAAGAAATGACTCAAAAGGTAGAAGAGTTGGCTAGCCTTTGCTCCTGTTTACCATTACCTCAAAGAAATGCGCGATTTGGAGTATTAAAGGGATACGATAGTTATATGCGTTCTTTATGGCATCCGGGAGAAACTTTCATATATGGCATGGATGGTACTAGAATTCCATCTATCTACGCAGCAGGAATAGAACCTTGCTTTTGGCCAGAGTTTCTTGGTGGATGGGTTTATAAAGATTATGAGTGCTATTCTTTAGGTAAGTCTTTGTACCAAGAAGGGCATCCAGAAAAATTTCACTCAGTATGCGCGTATTATCTTTGTCATTTTTATGAATCTATAAAGAAAGCGAGGGAAAAGAAAATTGATGCATTTAATAAGATTTTCGGAAATCCAAGATAAAGAAGAATTACTTAAAAGCATTGTTTTTATTTACGGAACAATCGTGAAAATTCAATCCAATGGGTTCCAAAGAGGCCCTATTAAATTGCATTTTAATGGAGAGCCATCTTAGGATTATTTTGAAGTAGTTCAAAAAGCAAAAGAAATTTGTCCATCCCTTCGCGTGTTAATTAAAGTCAGGTTAAATCAATACGAGGTTAATAAAGAAAATATAGACTCTTTTTGTGATGAAATTATGCTTCGCGATTCTATCTCCTTTACTGAAAAAATGATTGAGTACGCTAAGCAAAAACCACATATTATCGTTCAAGTTCGCGCCAATGGTGATGATACTGATGAAGAATTCATTGCAAAATTGCAAAACAGTGGAGTTAAATGGAAATTAAATCCTTATTCTCCATCAGATGAAGATGAAGCAAAGAGAATCGCTAAGTCTTTAGATATGAATAAAACAATGCCCTCAAATATCAAAAATCTTGGGAAAGAAGAAGAGATTTCTTATTGGATTGAAAATGATGGATCTTATAAATTTGATAAATCTTCTTTCAGAAACCATAGAGAAAATGGCGGAGCAAAGAGTGAAAGAACTGCTGAATATAATGCCTATTATGAAGGAATTGAGAATATCCGTACAAACTTGACATAAAAAAATTTTTGTGTTATAATAAATATAGAAAATGAAAAAGAATAAAATCGGTTGAAAGGAGAGTTTTTATGTCTAATCCCAATACAGAGCGCGACATTAAAACTATTTCTTTCGGTCGAGCGTGTAGAGAACGCCTCGGTATGTATCTGTCTTCAGACCAGACCGAGGCGCTTCATCTCGGCTTGAGAGAGATCTATGTAAACTCTCTTGACGCCTTGACCGAAACCAATGCTCCTAAGGGAGTAATTACCATTGAAATCAACTCAAAAATTCATAGAATCACAGTCACCGACGACGGCCCCGGTATCCCCAACAAGAAAAGAGAAGATGGTAACTACTCTCTTGTTGCTGCCTTTACCCTTAGCCATACTGGTAGCCACTTTGATGGGCGTGCCGTTAACTCTATTGGCACTAACGGCGTTGGAGGAAGTATTGTCAATCATACTGCAAATGAGTTTGCGGTAAGTTCTAATGATGGTAAGATTTCTGCAACTGCTATATTTGTCTCTGATGATGACGGCGCTAAGCTCGTTAAATACGCTGACAGCAAGGCTGAGGGTAAAACTGGAACAAAGGTGTCTTATGTGCCTGATCCTAAAATTTACGGCGACGCCTGGTTTAATGAGACAGACCTTATCGCCGAACTCGACGAGATGATGAAATTCTACCCCAAGTATAAAATCACTCTCAACTTTGATGGGCATAAGACCAATATCGCGCACCCCAGTGGCTTAAAGGAGGCCAATACTCGTGTCTATTATGAGTCCGACAATCTCATCATTGCTCTCGGAGTCGGAGAAGGCGGCATTAAACCCTATGGCAATAGACTCTACTTGCCGAACGGCGGCGCTTTCTTCACTCATTTCAAAACTCAGTTCACCAGAATTATCAATGATCTGTCAGGTCTTAAACTTACCGGAAACCAAGCTCAAGCAGTATTCAACGGCTACATTGCTATCTTTGTTAGCAACCCACTATTCAGCAATCAGTCCAAGACTGCAATCTCCAACAAAGAGGTAAATGTCGAGATTACTGTTGCTCTCAAGAATGAAATGGAGAAGTTCTCCAAGACCAAGGATTGGGAGAAAGTAATCAAGGGCCTCGAAATGGAGATGAAGGCTGAGGAAGCCGCTGAGCGCGCCCGTGCTCGCATCAAAGCAGCTATGGACAAAATCAATAAGCCAAAGCGTACACTCCAGATTGCTGAGAAGTTGAAGGATTGTATTGCGACCGGCGAAGAGGCCTGGCTCGCAATTACAGAAGGTAACTCTGCTCAGGGCGCCTTGAATAAAGGTCGTGACAACAATATCGTCGCCACATATCCTATTCGTGGTAAGTTCATCAACTGTTTGAAGAACAAACAAGAAGATTACCTCGATAACCAGGAACTTCAGGAGATCGCTCAAATTTTGGGCGGTGGGCTCTTTGACAAATACAATGCGAAGAAGTTGAAGTATGGCAAGGTATTGATCGCCGTCGATGCTGATGCTGACGGTAAGAATATCGCCGACCTACTCATCACTTTCTTCTATGTTTGTATGCCCGAGTTCATCAAGGAAGGCCGTCTTTACTGGATGCGCGCGCCCCTGTACTATCGTGAGTCTACTCATGAGTATATCTTTACCGAAGAACAGTGGAATAAGGTAAAGAAAAAGGAAGGTTTCGTGCGCGCCAAAGGTCTTGGTGAGATGAATGTTGGCGCCATTGAGGAGTCCCTGTTCGGCAAGTTCAAGGTTTGGGAGCAGCTCAAGCCTGGCAACTGGAACGCTTTCTCCAAGCTCGTCAATGATTTGATGGGTACTGACGTAGAAACTCGTCGTGACTATCTGTTTGATAAGGTCGACTTTGACCAAGTAACTTTCCTGTAATTGAGGTGATAAGATGAATATTCTCGAAAAGATTTTGGAGGAGTCTTTCCTCGATTATAGTGCATTCGTGCTTCAACGCAGAGCCATTCCTGATGCGCGCGATGGTTTCAAATACACCGCGCGCCAGATTCTCCATGCCCAGCTGAGAGAGAAATTGGATGCCAAGCATCCTTTTAAGAAGTCTCAGAAGTCTGTGGCTGCAGCGACATCTTTCTCTTATGTGCATGGTGATGCGTCCTGCTATGAGCAGATTATTCGTATGGGCCGTCCTCTGGTTCAACGTTATTTCCTTGAGGAATTTAACGGCAATGAGGGTACCATTATCAACTCCAGCGATTATTCTGCTCAGCGTTATACCGAATGTCGTTTGAGTCCTCTTGGAATGGCGCTCTTTGATTATCTGAAAGTGCTGCCTAAGGAGAACTGGTCTCCCACATATGACGAGGAAGGAGAGTTCCCTCTTGTTCTGCCTTCAGTCGGGTACTATAACATTTGCAATGGTAGTTTTGGTTCTATCGGTGTTGGTCTCATCAGTTCTATTCCTCAGTTCAACATCGGCCAAATTAATAGAGCCATCTGTGATCTTATCAGTGATCCTACTATTGAACCTTGCATTCTTCCTGATTTCGCAAGCGGCGGTATCCTTTTAAATCCCAAGACTACTCTTGATAGTCTTAATCGTGGCGAGGGGCGTTCTGCGCTTCTTCGCGGCGTTGTAAAGAAGAATATCAAAGAGAAGTATCTTGAGGTAGTTGAGCTTCCATATGGTGTATATACCAATACCATCTGTGTGGAACTGCAAAAGGCTCTGGATAAAGGCAAGCCGCCCTTCAAGGACTTCAAAGACTTGACCAAAACCAAAGTTCAGATTCGTATTTATACGGATAAGTTGGATGAGTGTGAGAAGTGGCTTTACAAGAACACTTCTGTTCAGAAGCATTTCACCATTAAACTTATCATGCTGGACAATGGTAAAAAGCCTCGTCTTTTCACTTTCAAGGAAGCCTTGCTCGCCCATATTGACCATGCAAAGAAGATTTTCAGACTTCAGTTTGAGAACCAATTAGATGCACTGAAATCTCGTGAAGAGATCATCCGTGGTCTGATTCGCGCTCATTCTATTATTGATGACATCATTTATGTTATCAAGGAAGAGTCTACTTCTCGTGCGGATGCAATCAAGAATTTGATTTCTCACTTCGACTTCACTGAGCTTCAAGCAACAGCCATTGTCGATATGAAGTTGCATATGTTGACCAAGATCGACATTACAAAACTCGAAGGAGAATTGGAGCAGAATCTGATTGACCAGGATTATATCAATAAGATTCTCTCTGACGAAGAAGTCTTCAATACCCATCTGAAGGAGCGGTATATGGAGATCGCCGATAAGTATGGTGATAAGCGCCGCACTCAGATTTATCAAGGCGATGAGTTCGAGAGTCAGCAGGACGGCGAAGTGTCTGATAAGGAATTTATGATTTTTGGCGGCGGCCAGGAATACATGACAGTAACCACTGAAGATCCTCAGACTATCGCCGTGGACATCATGTATAGCTCTCTTATTATCCCCGGCGACGAGGTTGTCATCCTTACCGACCAGTTCCGTGGCTTCACTCGAAAGGCCAATCAGTTTGTACTGGGTCGCGGCAGATGGAAAGACCTCATTAAGTTGAATGAGGGTGAAAAAGTCATCGGTGTTTATCCCAGACGAGAGGTTGAGACTGCCCAGTTCGCGATCATTGAAACCGATATGGGTAAGTTCGCCGTTCATCAATCTTATATCCTTACCGGCGCGAGTACAAGGGGCAAGAAATTGGTATCCAAAAAGTTGCTGGTACAAGATGTAGAGCTGAGTGACAGCCATGAAGGATTGCCCCAAATTCGGTAACAGCTGTTCGTTTCGCTTGCAATAAAAAAATTTTTATGGTATAATATAAGTAGAAGATGAAAGGAGGCACAAAATGATTATTGCCTTGGTAATCGCACTAATTGTTTGTGTCGCCCTCATCGTTCTACTTGCAAGTAAGAACAATTTCTTAAAAGGAAAGATACTTACTTACGAAGCGCGAACAGCAATTCTGGAAGAAACTGAAAATTTGTAGAATAAGAACGCAACCCTTGAAGATTAGTGGATTAAGTTGTCTGCTAAAACTTCATAGGCCGCGGCAGCTTTTGAAGAGATGAGCGGTAAAGTGAATGAAGCCGCCGCGAAACTTGATGTTCTTAACTATCAAATTAGTCAAGCTCAGGATTAGCGGCGTGAAGTAGAACTTTAGGCGACAAAGGATTTGGCGGCCGAAAGAGAGGCGCGCCGCACAGAGTTTGAAAATCAGTTGGCAAAAGAGTTTTAGGAGATCCAAAAGACGCATCCTGCTCAGCTACTGAAGGACGAACTCAACCAACTTAATTCTGAGATTAGGCAGGCAAAAGAAACTCTTCGAATCCAGCAAGAGCAGGCTCTTCAAAAGGAGCAGCAAGAGGAGTTTTTTGCCACTCATTCTGTCAATCTAACAGAAGGGGAGAAAGCCGACATCACAAAGATTATGGATTTCGCTCCATAGCTGAGTAGATTTGAGGCTTTCTGCAAACTTGTGTGGACAGAATACTATCAGAAACCCCTGCAAAAGCTCTGTAAAGAGTTGGGTGCTGATAAGATTACTGGCATCTACAAGATTACCGCTCAAGATGGTCGTTGTTATATCGGCCAGGCGCTCGACATTGGCTCCCGCTGGAAAGAGCATATGAAGTGCGCTTTAGGTATCGGAACTACTGGTTATATGACCAATAAGTTCTATCGTACTATGCACAAAGAAGGTCCTGAGAACTTTACTTTTGAGGTTCTTGAAATTTGCCCAAAAAGCAAGTTGGATGAAAGGGAACGCTACTGGATTGAGTTCTATAACAGCACTGTCTATGGATTCAATACCAAGATTGGAGGCTGATGCCCATGACCTTTCATTGGATTACATTGAAGCCCCTCTCTTTGCAAATCCTTCGATATGTCGCCGAACATGACGGCGAAAGGGCTTCAGAACTCGCGGAAGGGCTTGGTTTATCGACAAAACAAGTTGATGCGGCCGTGACAAAAAGTCTTGTGCGGCATGGACTTGTAATTCGTGAAGCTAAGCTGACGCGATTACAAAAGAAGGATTATAACATCATCAAAATCACAGAACGAGGTAAGAACTATCTTACTTGGCTTTCTGAACAGGCCCAAGGCGAGCCTTAATCGCCTTTCTATTTGCTCCGGTGGTGGAATTAGGCATACACAGCAGACTTAAAATCTGCCGCCCGAAAGGGATTACGGGTTCGATTCCCGTTCGGAGCACCATTATAATGGGGAGTAGCGTAACGGCTAGCGCTGTGGTCTCTAAAACCATAGGAGTGGGTTCGATTCCCACCTCCCCCGCCATAAAAACGAAAGGAGGTAATAAGATGTATCAAAGTCTTCAAGGGAACTACGGTCTTGGAGAAGCAATCGCGTATTTTACAACTCATAAAACTCCTGTTTGTATTCCATTAAATGATACTCAAAAGTACGATTTAGTGGTTGATATAGATGGAGAATTAAAACGCGTCCAAGTAAAAACCACAAAATATGAAGTGCGTCCGGGTGTTTTTCAAGTAATGCTAAAAAATGCTGGAGGCAGTTCAAAAGGTTCTACTTTAAGATATTTTGATAAAGAGTCTTGTGATCTCCTCTTTATTCTATGCGGAAATGGGGATATGTATTTAATCCCCATTGACGCTGTGGATAGTAGCACTACTCTCAATCTTGGAAAGAAATATGAACTTTTTAAGGTTGAGAAAGTACCATTTAGTGATTTTAAATCATAATGGGGCGTGGTGTAATGGTAACACAGCTGACTCTAAATCAGTCCGAAGCCCTCTGAAGGAGCTCATGCGGGTTCGAATCCTGCCGCCCCAGCCATTTATCCTTTATTAAGGATGTGACTAAAAGGACAAATATCTTTAAGAAAGGACAGAAAATAAATGCAAGTAATCAAACGCAATAAGTCTTTAGAGGAATTTGATAAGGATAAGATTTATAAAGCCGTAATGAAAGCCGCCATCGCAACTGACCAGGAGAACTTTGACTATGAGGCTCACGCCATCGCTGACGATATTGAGCAGATGTTAAAGGCTACTGGGGAAGACAAGATCGACATTGAGCAGATTCAAGACCTCATTGAAATCGACTTGTACGCCATCGCGGAAGCTCCCGAGACAGCTAAGGCTTTTATCTTGTTCCGTGAGAAGCGTAAGCAAGAGCGTGACAAAGCAAATCGTTACGCAAACATGATTCGCTCTCGTGCCCTCACTCCTGACGAGGCTAACTCCAGAGCAAACGCTAATCTCGATGAAAACTCCTTTACTGGCCGTATGTATGAGGCAAACGAGGCGCTGTGGAAGGAGACAGCGCTTGACGAGTTTATGCCAAAGGAGATTGCTGATCTTCATAATAAGGCAATTCTCTATCAGCACGACCTTTCTCGTTTTGCCATCGGCCAGCATAACTGCTTGACAGTATATTTCGATTACATCTGGAAGCATGGTTTCCAGACTCGTCAGGCTACTCTGCGTCCACCCTCTCGTTTCGCATCTGCTTGTCAGCAGGTTGCCGTAATCTTCCAGGTGCTCAGCCAGCATCAATTCGGCGGTATCGCTTCTGGTCATATTGACCGCGATCTCGCTCGTTTCGTTGATATGAGCCGCCAGAAGCTGATTAAGAAGTATCAGCACATTGGTCTTACAAAGGCGCAGGCCGATGCTTTGGTACAGAAAGACCTTGAGGATGAAGTGCATCAGGGATGCGAGGCTCTCATCCATAACCTCGCCACTCTGCAATCTCGTCCTGGCGCCCAGTTACCATTCAGTTCTCTGAACCTTGGTCTGGATACTTCTGAGGATGGCCGCCTGGTTTCTCGTGGTATCCTTGAGGCCATGATTGAGGGTGTTGGGCCTCATCATCAGACTCCTCCTTTCCCAATTCTTTGTTTCCAGGTAAAGGATGGCGTGAATAAGAAGCCTACTGACCCCAACTACGACCTTTACCGTCTGGCTATCGAGTGCGCCGCTCGCCGCCTGACTCCTAACTTCGTCAACTGCGATTCTTCTGTTTGCCATGAGAATCCTGACGATCCCGATACCGAGCTGACTGCTATGGGTTGCCGTACACAGATGGGCCGCGACATTTACAGCGAGGGCGATCCCTACAACCGTATTGGCCGCGGTAATCTGGCTCCCGTAACCATTATTCCTGTTGAACTCGGCATCAAGTACGGTGTTGTCACGGGCAAGCGCGATAAGCCTGACCTTGAGGGCTTTGAGCACGCTTTTGATTACCTTCTGAAGAAAGCCGAAGAGTCTCTGCTTATTCGTGCCAATATCATGTTTAAGCAGAAGATGAAGGTTGCATACGAGATGTATGTCAATCATGTCTGGAAGGACACATACGACTATGACGACGAGGCTTCTGTCTATGAGGTATTGAAGCATGGTACTCTCGTTATCGGCGTCCTCGGCTGGGCTGAAACTCTTTGCGCTTTATTCGGTAAGCATCATGGCGAGTCCAAGGAAGCTGAAGAGTTCCTTATGAAGATGGAGAAGAAACTCAATGCTTATGCCGCCGAGTGCACCGAGCGCAATAAGCTGAACTTTGCGGCTTACCATACTCCTGCTGAGAACCTTTGCTATACCGCAATGAATAAACTCCAGGAGCGCTGGGGCAAGGAGCTGAAGAATGTAACTGACCACGAGTATGTTACAAACTCTATCCATGTCCCCGTTTGGTATGACATCGACGTATTCGATAAACTGAAAGAAGAGGCTAAGTTCTCTAAACTTGCCACTGGAGGTAATATCGTCTATGTAGAGTTTGATACAACCGCTGTCCACAATCTTGACGCGGTGGAGCAAGTTATTAACTTTGCTATGGATAATGACATCCCATACTTTGCTTTTAACTTCCCTCTCGATGAGTGCACTGTATGCGGATACTCCGGCGAAATTCCTGCTGGCGGATGCCCCGAATGTGGAGCGCCAGACGAAGCAATTAATAGACTTCGCCGCGTAACAGGCTATATTACTTCTGACTATCGCCGCGCTTTCAATGCTGGCAAGCAAGCAGAAGTAAGAGACCGTGTGAAACACACTCATGGAAAGGAAGTTGACCTTACATGAGAATTGCCAAGATCGTAAATAACGACCTGGCAAATGGACCCGGAGTACGAACCACAGTGTTCGTCTCCGGCTGTCCAATACATTGCCCAGGTTGCCATAATCCTGAATTATAGGATTTTCATGTCGGAACTCTTCTTTCCGAACATCTGATTGATGAAGTTATTGCCCTCCTTAAAGTTGACGGTATCAAGCGTGGACTTTCCATTCTTGGAGGAGAGCCTCTGGCTGATGGAAACATTCCCGGCCTCGCATATCTCTTATTGAGAGTGCGCGAATCTCTCCCAGATTGCGATATTTGGGTATGGACGGGATATACAATGGAAGACTTGATGAACCGTCATAGTGACCCCTTGACAGAAAAAAATTTTTATGATATAATAAATACAGTAAATGTGATAGTGGATGGACCTTTTGTAGAAGCTCAAAAACCCGGAGAGCATCTCTGGAGAGGGTCTGGAAACCAACGCTTGCTGAAATTGGAGAATGGTCACTACACAAAACTTTAATACCAGGAGGTAAAAACTATGGATATGGGAATTGATAACATTCAGATTTAGTTCCTTGGTGGCAACTTCCGTAAAGAGCTGCCGCAGCCTGAAGAAGTTCTCCTCTGGCATCAAATCGCTAACCGCGATTTCTGGCTGGACGAAAACGAGATTACTTGGGACAATACTGCATGGCTGATGCAATACATTATGTATTTGAATGAGAACGAGGCTGACGATATGACTCCTATCAAGATTCATATTATGTGCCCCGGCGGTCATCTGTATGTGATGTTTGCTCTCTATGATGTTATCAAGAACAGCAAAATTCCGGTTTATACCTATAACGAGGGTATTTGCCATAGCGCCGCTTTCCTGATTTATCTTGGCGGCCAGAAACGCTTTATGCGCCCCAATGCTGTGTTCTGTGCTCACGAAGGTTCTGCTATGCAGGGCGGCACATATCGTGAGAGCAAGGCGGCAATGGCGCAGTATGACATTGAAGTCACCCGTATGAAAGAACTGATTGCCGAGGAGACGAATATGGATCTGGATTTCTTGAACCATAAGTTTGAGCAAAATTCTGATTGGTATATCCGTCATGACGAGGCGAAAGAACTTGGAATTTTGAAGGAGTAATACAATGAGTAAAGTTTTGATGCGCAGAACTGAGATTTGGCGAGTCGATACTGAGAAAGAGGCTCAGGAGATTATCGACGAAGCTGCAAAGGAGGGCGACCTCACTAAGAAGATTATTGAGGTCAAGCAGAAGAAGTCAAAGGGACAGGTTGTTGACGAGAACCTGAAGGTGACTACTCAAGTTGATTTTGCCGGCCAGTGGCCAACAGAGGAGGATGATGACTGATGGTTGTACTTGAACCCAGTGTAGAGATTCTGAATAAGAATCTCGACGGTGTAGCAATGGCATAGCTCATTGAAGAGGCTGGTCGCACTTGCTACAAGAGTGAGGATAAGATCACGGAGGATTCCTATGACAAGTTTATCAGAGGAATTATTAAAAGAGGCCACGAGTCAGTTATTGAGCACTCCTCAATCACGGTACGGATTACTACTGATAGAGGGGTCACCCACGAAATTGTACGGCATCGTATCGCCTCTTATAGTCAGGAATCAACAAGATACTGCAACTATGGGACTGATAAGTTTGGTGGCGGAATCGCTGTCATTAGACCTTCTACCATTCCAAGCGGAACTCCTGCGTATGATGTTTGGCTCGACGCCATGCATTCAGCTGAGGACAAATACATGGCTCTACTTGCCAATGGATGCACCCCTCAGCAGGCTCGTGCCGTGCTTCCAAATTCGTTGAAAACAGAGATTGTGATGACCACTAAT